TAACTGTGCTCCCCACGCTACAGGAAAGCTGGCTACGCGTGGAGATATCATAGACCCCAGTCTCAATAGCTATACCAGCACCTTTGAAGGCATACCAGACTACTCACCCATAAAGGCTATGGAACTGTACGGCACACAGTTGATGTTCGTACCGGAGAGTGCCAGCGCTTCTACCAGCTGCCGGGTACATTCATTCAATGGTAGTAGCTGGGATACCGCCTCTGATTTTCCGTTGAGTTTGGCAGCTGATTTTGCATCCAGTTCTTCTGTACCAGCTGGCAGAATCAAGCCTATTCAGATAGGTGAGACAGTTCGGTTTCTTAACCCCGCCGGTGCTACCGCTTCTGAGGATCTTAGGCCAACCTCTAGCTGGAAGTGGTATGGATATATCCAAAGAAAGTGGTTTAATAACTTAGATGTTCAGGAACAAGGTGGGCTTGTAGAAGGCTGGACAAGTGATGATGGGTGTCCAGAAATGTTCTCCGGCAGGGGACATAATCCTTCGCTTAGTTTTGTAACTGCTTCACCGTCAACATCGCTTACAGATGGACAGATACAAGTTGAGTATAAAATAACAAAGGCAGGATCAGGAACCTGGCCAGTATCAATGGTTGGTGATGCGGGGACTGGTTTGTGGTTTTATGTGGTTTATAAGTATGATGATCTTCAAGTTTCAGCACCTACGGAAATTTCGAAAATATCTGGTGGCGATGATGATGATGATTTAGAAGATACCACAGATGAAATAGTTTTTCAGAATATTTATATTAAACCTCATGCCGATTGGTCACCGAGGTTTACCGGTATGATGCTTTTGATGAAGGATCAGGCAGCTGCTTTTGGGACAGAAGATTTTGGAAATTATTATGTTGTAGCCGATATAGATTTTACTGCTAAAGGCGTAGACTATGACTTTGCTCTAGAGCCGACTGGTGAATGTTTCCATATAATTTTGGATGAGGCTTCATATACATTCCTTACTTATCCTACGAATACACTGCCTGGAGTGGTTGCATATCAGGCTGGTTCCAAGCCGCTGTATACTGTTATTCCGGTTGATGCTGAATATCATAACCAACGGATGTGGGGAGTAGCGGGGAAAACTATTGAATATTTTCCTGGTAATTACAATATTCTGAATGCAAAGGTGACAATAGATGTTGATTATAAAAATAGGTTTTATTTTTCTGAAATAGCTAAACCGGATACATGGCTAAATACTAGCTATAGAGAAATGCCCACTAAAAGTGAGCTGATAGCTATTACCAAGTTTCAGGATAGGCTACTAATCTTTTCCAAAACAGAACTGTTTGTACTGGATGTAGACGGAGATGAAACTGCTTGGGGTATAGACAATACTTTTAGCAGGGGAATAGATAAAGCTACCAACTATATTGATACTGACCATGGAGTGGTATTTCTCTCCGTTGATGGGCAGGTATACCTGTACAACGGGGAGAGCACCCTGACTATGCTTACTGATAATATAGTGGCAAAGTGGATGGATGCTGCAATGGCCGGGTCAGGTCAGTATTGGGCTATTGACCAGATATCAGATACTGAAGTACGGATATTTCGTAGGCTCCGATCCAGTTCAGGCGATAAAGATAACGAGTCATTTGTGTACGACCTCGCAACCTCACAATGGCGACTATTGAAGCATAGCGGAGCACCTGCATATGACTCGTATCAAACACAATCCGCTCAATGGATGAATGGTGGCGCTCCTCAGCGACTACTGATAGAGTATGACGAGAATTCCATTGGGACCGGTTTTGATATATCCGAGTTCGATGTTGAGAAGCTAACTGGATACAATGACGATAACGAGGTCGTTACCAGGGAATTCAGTTTCGGTGATGGTATCAAGGGAGTCTGGTATTCAGCTAAGGTTATAGGGAAATGTAGCTCCCCTACTAAGGTGACATTAACCTATAGCCTGGATAGCGGCAAAACATGGACTGCACCCGATACACCAGCATATATGGCTATGACAGATTTGACTGACAGTGATGATGCAAAGACTGCTGAAACGATATTCAACCTGAAGACTAGCAGCACCTGGCCTACTGACTATGGAATACAGCTGAAGCTGGCGGGAAACGCTAACTTTGAGATAGACTCAATAGCAGTTATTGGTAGAGAGAAATTGGTGACTCATGTCTAGAGGATTTGGCAAACAGACCAGAACTAAAGAGGCTCATTGGCCGAGGAAAGAAGATATTCCCGGACCTAATCAGGGCGAGGAAGGTGAGCGGATAGTAGTAAGAGTTGACCCGGATACGCTTCGGTTGTATATTAGGGACAAAGGAACCTGGTTTAGTTTTACCGGGGTCAAAGTAATTAGTAATGGGCAGTCGAAACAGCTTCTTATTTTCGGGTATAATGCTATTATTACTGCACTATCTGGAGCAACTACTACTATCGATGCTTTTACTCTTAATGGAGCCAGTAATGACCAGGGATATCGGACAATTAGAAACGGGAAAGTAACCGGTGTATCTCTACAGTATGAAGTTGCTACTACCGGGACTGGAACTTTTGCTGCAACAGTGCAGAGGAATGCTGTTAACGAGTCAATGTCCGTATTCAATACTGTTACCTCGGGAGATAAGGGAATTAGTAGTACAGCTAACTCATTTAGCTTTGTCGCCGGGGATACGATAAATGTTGAGCTTGAATTGGAGGAAACCGCTAGCTCAGGCACAATTGAAGTAGACGATGTTTCTATTTTAGTGGAAATTGAGACATAGGAAAAGAGAATGGCATACACAGCACCCAAAGAAAGTAAAGTAGAACAAACGGCAATAGATGTCGCCTCTGCCTCCGATAGAGGCGCTTACTGGCAGGATACATCCAAGTCAATAGGGCGGCATGACCTTGAGGATAAGATGGCCAAGCTGTCTAAACAGTTTGGTGTCTGGAGGTCTTTAGGGTCATTAGCACCTTTGCTGGGGCTTGCAGGCCCGGGAGGAGCTATAGCAGGAGGGCTGTTAGGTCTGGCATTACCGAATATAGGCGCTAGCCAGGTTAGCAAAAGAGCTGACTTTGATAGCCCTTGGTATGGCCAGTCTCAACGTGACTTCCTGGAAGAAATGGGTACTGCCGGGTTTGAAAGCGGAGTGGGTAATCTTGCAAAGACGCTTATGGCTTTCGGCGGAGAAGCATTGATAAAAGATATTGGCGGTATGGCAAAAGGAGGTTCGTTTTGGGATTGGTTCTCCGGTGTTGGGAGTTCTCCTGGAACTTACCAGGCAGGTCCCGGACTAGATCCCGCAGCCTGGTTTTCATCTATAGGATAATTGGAGCATAGCAATGGCATTACCAGAAGATAATATAACAGTAGCTAATCCAGACCCGTCACGTTTCCGAGGTTTCTCAGCGGAGAGCTTACCAGAAGATTATGTAACAGCAGCTAATCCAGACCCGGAGCAGTTGAGGAAGTTTCTCAGCGGAGAGCTTACCTGGGCAGATGTGGCTAAAATACATAAAGGCGGAAGCGGTTATTCTTATACTCCATCCCCTGGGTCGAAATACCATGATGTATTTGGGAATTCCGGCGTACCACCAAAATGGGAACAAGCTGGATTTCATGGCGCAAGTGCTGTTCCCGTTACTAACGAAGCACTGGCTTTTCTATTTGGATATAGTGACCCTGACCTGGTGGCAGAAAGTGGTTTTAGTGGTGTAAACCTTGAAGCCGCACGGGAGCAGCTGGAAGAGGGACGGGTTGGCCATTGGGGTCCGGAATATAAACAGGGACTGCTCGGTGCTATGACCGGAGGGATAGGCGCTACTCAGTCAGCGGTAGGTTCTGCTAGTGGTGGCGGATTTGCCGGTGGTGGTCTGATGGGCAGACTATACGGGCAAGGCGCTCAGGCTACAGGAGCGGCAGGTGCTACGGCATACGGCGAAGTGGAAGCGGATAGAATGACAGCTGTCTCGGGACTGGAAGATACATTTGGTAAATGGGCAGGCTTCTCGTCTGATATCCAAAGGAGCGGATAATGGCTATGAGAATTGATTCAGGTTTCGATCTCCTTTCGCAAGGTAACAGGCGGGCTGATGCTGTCGGGCAGGCAGTGACAGCGCTTCTGGGTAATGTAATGGCGCGGAGAGAATCTGAACGGCAACGTCAGTATGAGACCAGTGCTACCAAGACTGCTTGGGAGCGAACTAACCAGGCTACCGAGACTGCTTGGAAGCGAGCTAACCAGTTTATTCTGCCTGGTGGGCAAAGAACTACGTGGAAAGGAATGGAACAATATAACTATGCCAATGAACCTATCAACCCAGAATTGCTTCCTACAGATGAACACTTTACTGGTCTTATAAATGAACTGGGCGGAAGAGGAAATGTCACCGGGCTGGAATATGAAAGGTATGTAGCTCCAGAAATAGGCAGGGTCCACGATATTAACCTGAAAAAGACTCAACCGGAGCCAACAAAGGAAGACATAGCTCGTAGAAAAATGCTAGACTATCAGCTACAGACAATGATAGACGAAAAAACTAGACTTGATCAAATTGTACCGGAGAATGTAGTATCAATATTGGATAAAATGCTTGCTGAGACTGGAGAGGAAAAACCACGGTGGGAGAAAGAATATAACAAGTGGGCTTCTACTATGGGCTATCCAGAACGAGAAATAGAAAGCCTGTTTCCAAAGGGAATGACCAGGCGACAGATGAATACAATGTTCGATGGTCCGCTGGGAGCATTGCTCCAGAGTAGGCTCAATGTTAATCTGACCAAACAATTAATGGAATCCGGGTTCTGGTATGATGACGAAATATCGGAACCAGGCAAATTTTTCGTAGGAGAGTAATATGCCTCTCACTGCTCCTTCTTCACAAGAACTGTTAGGGCTGTTGACTATTCAACAGACAGGGCAACAGCTGCGGGAACAGCGGCGGCTTAAAGCTTACCTCGATAAATGGGGTGCTGAATATGCTGCTGGCACTTTGGACAAGTCTAAACGTAAAGCTGTTAAAAGTGACCTGGAAAAGATTCAAGCCAAGTATGCAATGAACCCCGAGCTGGGTCAGTATGCCAACCAGGCGCAGATAGCGCTTGAGGAAGGTGCTCCGGGTATAACCCTTGGTGGTGCAGCTAAATGGGGTACTGGTCTTGTGGGAACTGGAGCTGTAATGGCAGCTTCTCCTTACTTGCTGCGTGGTCTTTGGCATACTGGTGCTCCACAGAGAGCCGTTGGTGCTGGAAAAGGAGTCCACGACTTACTTCGCGGTAAAGGCGGAACTCTTGGTGAAGCATGGGAAGCGGGCAAACAACCCTATAAAGAAAGGTTCCGGGCTTGGAGAGCTGGTGGAACACAGGCGGCGACCGAAGCTGCTGAGACAGCTGTTCAGCAGGCAGGCAAACAGCTCAAAGAAACAGAACAAATAAAAGCATATCTGAATAAGTGGGGCGCTGCTAAGGGATATGGTAAATATCCCGAGCGATTGACTAGAGGGCTTCGAGAGGGAACCACTATTACCGGTGCTCCGAGGGTAGAAGGTGTTCAGTCTATTAGTAAAACCAAATTAGCAGAGTTAGCTAAGGAAGCTAAAAAGGCTAAGGGCGTTGCTGGTCATGCTGGTGCTGCCGGGTCTGCTAAGGTAGGACTTCTTTTGAAGCTTGCTGGATTACCAATATCTGCGATACTTGATATTCTACTTAGTCCTGGGACAGCTCATGCTCCAGGCATTGGCGAGCTTCCTCCTCCTAAAGAATCAGTGAATCCTGGGACGATAGACTTTGGGGATGTTCTTCGGCAACTACAGAAAGACTATGCTTCCAGGGATTCTGCGCTGGAAAGCGGGAGAGTTCCCTTCACTCCCCCTGGAATGTAATATATGGCAATCTCAACATACACTCCGGGGAGCGTCTTAGGCTCCCCTTTTTCGTCTTATCAGCAACAGGTTCTGAATAAACAGAAGGACCGGTTGAGTAAGCTGTATCAGCTATACAATATCAATCCTGATATGTTCAACGATAGCCAGGTAGACGTGCTTCAGAAGCAAGCAGAGTCTATCGGCATGAAGTGGGACCGGAAGTATACCGACTCCGGGCTGAGAGGTATTGCTACTAACCTGGTAGCTGGTTTTGCTGAGGGATTTACTACACTTAATCTACTGGGTATTGACCATCCTACAGGTACAGCTTCACAGATAGCTAGGTCAGTAGGCCATTTGGTGGGCTTCATAGGACCGATGCCGACCGGCATGATACTCAAAGGTGTAGGCGCTGCTGGTAAGTCTATGAAGTATTTCGGGGCCAGCAAGGGGTTGGCTGCGGCTGTGGAAAAACGTGGGCTTTCTGCTTTGGTAGGAAAGACAGCTGCTGAAAAGCTGCCGTACATGGAGAAGGCACATCTACCGTTCTATATGACCGGAGTATCAGTACCGATGTTAGCCAGCAGGTATGCCGGTGATATAGCTACTAAGATAATTACCAAGCCTTTGCTGTCCGAGGTTAAGTGGGCTGCTAAGGTGGCTGATAAGATGCCCGCCGCTATGGTAGCGCTGAGGCATGCGTTCCATTTGGGGACTGCATCAGCTGTCAGTGACTGGCAGAGCGGTGTGGATGAGATGATGAAGAGCTTTACCTGGGGGTCAATAGCAGGTGCTTTGTTCTCCGGGACGGCATCCACCGCAAAGAAGTTCATACCGGATGTGAAGTCGCAGATGGCAGTGAGGACACTTGCAGGGGCTATGATGCAGGGCGGGCTTGCTACCCATCAGGATGCACCCACCGCTATCCAGGTGTATCAGTATCTATTGGGAGCATTCTTTGGGTATAAAGCTCAGCCGTGGGATATTGAGCTTGCTGGCAGGCATATGGCTGGTCTATCGAGGGAGCAGATACAGAAAGTTGCTGTTGACCCAAGAGAAGCTGACAGAATGTACAACGAGCTTCCCGAAGGTAACGAGAATAAAGGTGTCTGGAAGACTCTCCACCCGCATGTCAAGTCAGCTATCATAGAGAGAGCCAGGGACAAAGCATGGGGAGAGGGTGAGGTTGCCGAACTGATGAAGGAAGCGATGAAGCGGATAACAGAGGAAACCGGGAGACCAGCTGACTTCAAGGAAGCGCAGGCAACATTAACTGCTATCCATATGGAACGAGAGATGCGGAAGAGTGAAGCTGTGTCCAGGCAGATGGAACTGGGCGGGTATGCCCCGAAAGGATGGCGTAACGACCAGGGTAAGGATGGTATCCCCCAAGACCTGAGAGGTGTACTGACCGAGCATAGTTCCAGCAGCTACCCTGACAGAACCAAAGCTAACGTGGATGCTACCAGGGATAGCGGCGCTACTATTCTTTTCTATCCAGGCGGACAGTCGGGGATTGAAAAGATAAGGAAAGGGTCTGGTACGAAGCTGACGCTTAACCAGGCGCAGGCAGTAGAGAACCAGCTGAATGAGGTACGTACCAAGCGTGACCAAAAGGCTGTAAAGAAACATTTCACCTTTGATCTGAAGTCTGGTGAACCGAAGGCTATAGAAGATGAAGCCCTGCGGTTCGTGGACTTTATCCATGACTACCAGGAACGAACAGGGTCTTTCCCACATACACTCAACTTCGCTGGGCCTGGCGGGAAGAAACTCAGGGAGAATAATTGGCAGCATTTGCCTGACAGGGCCAGAGCTATCCTCGATGCTGTGGACGCTGCTGACCCATCAATATTTGGCACTAAGGTCAAAAAGATAATCTCCGGTGCGCAGACCGGTATGGATGAAATGGGACTTCGTTGGGGCCTTGAACGTAATGCCAAGATGGTAGAGATGGGTGCTGCCCCTGTGGACAAGGGCGTTATCAATACCCTCTACGATGTAATACTTGCCAGAAGGGGCTACCTTGAGGAACCGGTGCTTGAACATGGCGAGAAAGCTCAAACAACCCGTCAAAGCCTCGAACCAATCGTAGGCAGGATGGAGCAGGAGCTTGGAAAGGTTCAGGAAGGCACTCAGAAGCCACTAGAATCGACGGTAGAGGGGAAAGTGGTATCAGAGGTCATCCCGGAGACTGAAGCTGCTAGAGAGGCTCAGAAAAGAATTCTTACTGAGTATCATACTAAGAAAAGAGAGCTACAATATGAA